TAGTAGAAGAAGCTGTTGAAGAAGAACCAGAGACAGAGGAAGAAATCGAGGAGCTGGAGGAAGAACCGAAAGAGGAATTCCACGTAGCTCCGTTTACAACGAAACCGGAAAAAAAGAAGTTGGACTTTCCGGTATTCAAGTCATCGTTATTGTTCTGTCTCCGGTTCTTCCTCAACAACATCTTCTACTGTCTCTTCGATCTCCAGTTCTGGCTCGGCTTCCACCTCTGGCTCTGGTTCTACGACCTCCGGCTCCTCGATTTCTTCCTCTGCCTCTGGTTCCTCTTCGACAGTCTCTTCAATCTCCAGTTCTGCCTCCGGTTCTTCTTTCACAGCTTCTTCCACCGTCTCTTCGATTTCCGGTTCTGGTTCGGCTTCAATCTCTGGCTCCGGTTCTACAACCTCTGGCTCCTCGATCTCTTCCTCAACCTCCGGTTCTTCCTCCACAGTTTCTTCAATCTCAGGTTTCGGTTCCGGCATCTTCATCTCTCCGAATTCATCATCCACAGTTTCAGAGAAATCGTCAACCTCATATTCTTCCTCAAAATCTTCCGGCGCCAGTTCCACTGTCTGGAATTCAAACGTCGTTTTCTTGGCTGTTGTCACTTCTGCTTCCTTCGTCTCGGTCTCCTGCGTCACATGTTCCTTGGATGCAAGTTCCTCAATCGTATCCGCTTCTGCTTCAAAACCATCATCTTCATCTACTACGACTACATCTTTTGCAATTGTCCCTTTTCCATGTCTCATATCTTCCGCCTGCCCTGTTGTCTCTGCAATCTCTGATGAAATGTCACTATTTGATTCTTTCGGCTCTTCCGATGGTTTTACATCTTCCGATTCCGATGTTACTTCTTTTGTTTCTTCTATATCAGCATCCGTTGTCTCAGATTCTTCCTCGTGTTTCTTTCTCTTCCGTCTCTGGAAAAATCCCTTCTTTTTTTCTTTTTCCGGTTCTTCCGCTTCTGTCTCAGACGCTTCCTCTGCCGTTTTTTGTTCTGATGTTTCTGTCACAGATGCTTTCTCTGCTGTTTCTTGTTCTGTCACAGTTGTTTTCTCAGACGTCTTCTGTTCTGTCTCATCCGCAACTGTCTCAGGCACTTTCGTTTCGGTTTCCGTTTTTTCTTCGGTAGCAGGTTTCACTTCTGCCTCAGTCTTTTCAGCTTCCGCCGCTGCCGCAGCTTCTGCCTTTTCCTGCTGCTTTTGTTTTTTCAGCAGTTTCTTTTCTTTCCGTTGCTCCTCGCGTTCCTGCTTTTTGAGCATCTTCTGCACTTTCTCTTTTTTCGGGCTTTCGCCCGATAGCTAATAAGGGCGAGCAATAGTCGCAGCGTTCCAGCCGGAATAGTCGTAGCCAATAGTCGTAGTTTCTCCAATAAAATAGTCGCAGAATAGTCGTAAGTCATCAGACAACTAGATTTTGAAAGTCCTATATATAGTATAGTAGCAAACAGCTCACTGATAGTCGTAGAGTAATAGTCGTAGCGTTTTCTTGCGAACCATCGTCAAATAGTCGTGTATTTTTTGTGTGAAATAGTCGTTTGCCTTTTAGAGAAAGAAAGGTGCGATAGTCGCTAAGTCGTCCGACATCCCCAAAAATCAATAGTTGTCAAGACACCTGTCAATTCTAATCACAATCGCATTACCTCAAAATATTTAACCATCGTACTTATTATAATAGTCGCAGATAATTACTCAATCTTTTTAACTATTATTCTGCTTGAATAGTCGCATCATCCAATTAGGTTCGTTCTTCTCCAATTTAATTGCCGACAACTACAATCATATCATACCAACTAACTAGGATTATCCATTCGGTAAATACCTCAATACTTTTAGCTATCTAATAAGACTATCCGACTGGTCAGTCGCTTTCAATTTGTAATCAACCGCTCATACAGCTATGCAACATTTCTACATATTCAACCGACTACAAAATGAAGTCAATTCTCCATGTCTGGAATAGTCGTAGACCATCCACCAATCCGAATCTCACGCCAGTTCTCGTCTACGGTCTGCTCTGCTGGCTAACGGTGTAGCTTTGGAGATAGAGGGTTATAGGGGGAAAGAACCTTTCGCAAGACGTTTGGTTGTCATTTTCAGTTGTCACAGTTGTCGCACCATTTTGGCGTGGGGGCCTCAAACAATTTATTTGTTTGAGGGGGGAGTTAGGGGGATTATAGGGGGTAATAGGGGTTGTAGGGGAAAGAGGGGGAAGAAAGGGGGGAAGATTTGTATTCCATGATACCAACGCATACCATTCGTATCAACTGGTACGATTCGTATCGCTTGGTATGCAATAATCGCATCCATTTGCATTCAAACGCATCACGCTGATAGTTGTAGCCATATCAGCCCCAACGCCACTCGATCGAGACGGCTCCTGCCCAAAATCAGGCCTTGCCGTTTTCTCTCGATAAATAACAAGAGAAAAAAGCACGGAATAGTCGCAGAGGGTAGTTTTACTACCTGACACCATTCCATGCTTTCTGATACGTTTGTTGATTGGAGATTTTAGCGGAGATTAGATTCTACCATCTGCTTGCATCTTGCGCATACGCTCCGCAGCCGCTTCTTTCTGTTCGTCCGTCATAATTCTTGTGGTCGCAAACCGTACAAGGCGTTTGGGCATCTCATACCACTTGCCGTCCTTGTCCTGTTTGACCAGCTTGTACGATGCAGGCTCACGTTCGCACAGCTTGTCAAGCTTGCGCATATACACCGGGTCAGCGGTATAAACCGATGCAGTATCTTCCGCTGCATTAAAGTTGACGATGGTCTCCTGTTCCAGTCGAGTGATGTTCATAATCGTTTTCCTCCGTTTGTTGATTGATAAAAAATATTTATGGGGTTCAGGCGGTAACTTTATCGCCCAGACCCTGTTATCTGTTTTTCTTGCCTATTCTACTGTGACGATACGAGCACAGAAGAGATGCTAGGCTACTATCACTCAATCGCTTCGTATGTTTTCTCGAAAATGTCAGGTTTACACGGGTAGATTTTGCCATTTACGCCACGAATGATATAATCACCAGTCCTCGCAATCATAGTCCCTTCAAGCGTTTTAATCTCGCACCACGCAGGGTCATTGTAAAACTTTCCGAAGTTATGCGTGATAATATCATTGCTACTTACTGCATCCCAGAACCAATCTGCTCCAACAAGTCCTCGTGCATTGAGCTTGAATGCTTCGATAACAACTGGTTTCTTTCGGTATTTCATGTTTATTCTCCTCTCGTTACATCCACACGCATTCTTTGAACTGCTGCGTCTCCATCTGGAACGTGATGTCCAGTGACCCCACGTTGCCCTCTTTGTTCTTCTCAAGCGCAAAGTGATAATGCTCTTCTGGTCTCTTTTGCGTTTTCACTTTCTGTGCCAACAGGATGATTGCATCTGCGTCCTGCTCGATTTGCCCGGATTCTCGCAGGTCTGCGGCAGTCGGTGGGATGCCCGCTCTTGCGGTCTCTCGATTGAGCTGCGCAAGTGCTACCACCAGCGTTCCTGTGGACTGTGCGAATTCATGCAGTGCCATGCTGATCTCCGTGACGGCACTGTATCGGTCTTTCGCTCCGGCTTGATGGATAAGCTGCAAATAGTCGATAAACACCACTTTCGCCTGCATCCTGATGGACTGTGTTCTAATCCACCCAACGCTCTTACCAGCGGCAGAACGGACGAACAGCGGATATTTCTTGATAGCTGCCAGTCGGTCAAGCTCGTCAATGCTGACAGTCTTGTTTTTGACTGTGTGCAGCGGTACGCCTAGCTGGTTTGCGATAATACGAGCGTAGAGCGTGTCTGGGTCTGTCTCTAGGCTGAAATACGCCACCTTGCGTCCGTTCTTGGCTATTTCACAGGCAAGTTGCAGGGACAGAGCGGTCTTACCAGCAGACGGTCTTCCGCCGATCACAACGAAGTTTCCTGGCACAAGATGCAAGTTGTTGTCCAGCACTCTAAGCCCTGTGCTGATATACTCCGGCTTATCATCTAGCTTGCGGATGTAGTTATCTATGCCGTCACACATCGGGATGAAATCGCTTCTCTCGTTGTGCAGGTTGATAGCTTCGCCTAGCTGCTCATAAATTCCTGTCAGGTCTGCATATCTGGTCGAGCCATCAACGATTTTGAACGCAATCTCTCTGGCTCTGGACAATGCTGCCTGTTCCTTGACGATTCCAGCCCATCCAAGCATCATGTCATGGGTGACGTTGCGGATAAACTCTGCACCGAAGGCATCCAGGCATTCACCCATTGCTTTCTTGCAGTTATCGTACCGCCCCATGACTTCTACCGGGTTCCACTTGTCGTTGTGTTCCCAATAGCCACGAATGGCAGCGAATGTATCACGCAGTTCAAGGCAAAAATCGTCGATTTTAAGGTCTTGCAGCACATCGGCATACTCAGAAAACGTAAGAACTGCCCCCAGCAGGATGTATTGGGTCTGATTTTCAATATTCACCGCAGAAAGTCTCCCTCGTCAGGCAATTCAGCCATTGTCTGCTGATAGCCACCGTTCCAGTCCTTTACGTTACGCATCCAGTTCCGTGCAGCAGCTTTCCAGTCCTTCATAGGCGACTTGCCGACCTTCCAGCCATTTGCCGTGAAGTGGTCAACAAACCGCTCTGCTTCCGATTCCATGTAGCCCTTATCCGCAAAGTATTCTTTGGCTTGCTCGATAGTTGGAGCTTTGAAGCGTTTGACTTCGTTGGTATTTTTCTTTTCACATTTTTCTTTTTTATCAGATTCAGATACAGAATCAGATACAGATAAGGCATCGTTTGCATTCATTTGCATATTTTGCATACCAGCGTATGCGTTTGCATCATTGGTATGCGTTTGTATGCACTTGCATTTTTCATCGTTCCAACGCTTATTTGCGCTCCGTCTGTTTTTCTCGATTCGCTCCTGTCTTTTCTGTGCATTCATATCATCAAACGCCTTAACGACTTTCCAGAGCATCCGCATAGCACGGTCGTTGTCGTATGCTGGCTCAAGTCCAGTCTCAACGTACTGTGCGTAGTTGCGGATGAATGCTCCAAATTCCTCGTCTGTCAGCTCGTCCATCGCATGGACGTGTTCCAACAGAAGAATCATTGATGTTCTCGGCTTGTGTTCCTGCTCCATACTCAATCCTCTTTGTAGCGTTTGTTCCATGCTTCGATGGCTTTTTCCTTGCCAAATGTTACAGAAGTGGTCACCCCGCATTTTCCGCAGACAACCTAATTAGCCATGTTAATGTCAAGTGGATGAAGCACTTTTACAGTCGGTGGTTCCGCACCGCAGAACGGGCATCTCTTAAGTTCTTCCATCTTTTTTCTCCTTTATATTGTTCTTACTGCTCTTTTATTCCAGTCTATAATTGCTGATGGCAAAAAAGAAAAAGTTTGAGAATGTCTGCCACATTTATCGCATAAAACTACATAATGCTCATAAACACCAAAAGGCTCTTTTTCTTTTTCGATATGCGGCTCAGCTCCGCAAAGGCATAATTTCAATTCTGTCATTTTCTAAATCCCTCTCTCGTTCTCGTGATTCGCTTATGAGCCTTTACAGGCCTTGCGCCTTTGCCGTATGCCGGGCGAATATGTTTTGCCTTGATATACCCACAAGGCGGTTTCGGCCCGAAATCAAAAAGGCTCAAGTCCATAATGATGATGTCAAACTTCTTGTTCGTCATATTTACTGCTCCTTACGCATACCATTTCGGTGCTTCGTCAAAGATTTCCACTCCTTTTGCAAAGCCCAGCTTTTCTAAGGTTTCACACATGATGCCGTCCATCATGCTGTGAACGATTTCTTCATCATCACCGTACTTTTTGTATGCTTCCTGCATTTCTGCCGTGAATGCGTCAACCATATCTTGCGTAACAACGATATTGTTTTTCATAAGCCCTCCTACACCATCGGAAACGCCATCCAATGCGTTACCGTCACGTCTTTTGGCAGTCTCTCGCCTATCTCATCCCAAAACTGACCGTCTGCGTAACAGCCAAGAAAGTACGCTGTCGGCGAGATTCCTTGCAACATTTTTCCATCTTTATCACGCCACGTTGTCTTAGTCGCAAGCAATAAAGGCCGCGTCCGCTCTCGTGGCGGTTCGCTTGCTGGATGCCAAAGTGTGTTACTCATAACCTATTCTCCATCAAAGAACCACAATTCGGGCAATAGTTGTAGCGGTCTCGATTGTTTCTCGCATGGCAATTACTGCACATGAACCTTGTCTTATCTTCGTCTTGCGCAATCCATTTAGCGGTACGCTCTAAGGCTGTTGGCGCATCTTCCACAATGTCAATGGCATCTCCAATACCGCAAGCACGGCATCTAACTCCATTGTAGTTCTCGCAGCCATCGCAATATGCTTTCTTGATTCTTTCAATAAGTGCGTTTCGTTCAAGGTATTCTGGATAATTAGTCATTGTCTTTCACCTCGATTGTCGGCGCGGTGTCGATGTAATCAAGCACATCGTCTAACGACAAGCCACCTATTGTTCCATCGTTATACTCCTGAATCCACTCCTCGATGTTTTGACGTAGTTCATTAGCATCAATCGGTCTGACTTCCATGTTTTCTCCCTTCAATCTCCATCCCACACGCCGTCAGGGCGCATCTTTGCAAACGCAAGCAAACCGTATAGGGCACGTTTGGCGTTGCCCTCTGTGTCATTCCAGTAGTCGCTATCGTCTACATCGTCACCTAGTGCAGAAATAGCCTTTTCAAGCATCGGAATACTCTCTGCGCCTGTTTTGCCATAGATGGAACGGATACCGCCCTCACCAAATACTTCTGGTCGATAATAGAAGTGACCGTAATTATAGGTGACGTTGAGCCACAGTTCTTTTGTACCGCCCATAGCTCGCATACCACCTGCGATAAAATGCGTACTATCGGCTTTGAGCGGTTTGTGCGTTACTGGGTCGCACAGTGAAATATCATAGCTCATATTCGTCCAGCTCCTTTTTGATTTGCTGGCGTTCAATCTGCTTCAATCTTGCCTTTGCCAGCTTGCGGTTGTCAGCCTTGCGGATAGCCCAGTTGTTGCGGTGGTTTGCCCAGCAAGCGTATCTGTGGCTAAATTCGCTTTGGTCGTACCAACCCTTGCCAATAAGCCCTTTATAGGTCTGCTGACGTTTCATCTTTCTTCTCCCATTCCTTGCATCCACGTTCGTCCCACACGAAGTCTGCAACGTGCTCTGACTGGTCGTTAACACACACGCCCTCCGGCTCTGCGTACCATTTGCAAGAGCCACAAGATGGTTCCGTCCTGTCTTTGCAGTTATGCGCTGTACACCTGACAACGCCCTTATGAAAAAGCATCCCTGACATAAAGCAATGTTCGGTGGTGCAGTAGAAGTTCATTCCTCTATCTCCTTCCATCCGATAAACTCGCATAAACCAACAGTGTTATTGGCGCAACGATGAATGAGGACTTTATCGCTTATGTTGAATTTTGCGATAAACCCAATTTTGCTTTCTTCCATTTCGTTTTCAAACATCCAATCAACAATGTCTTTATTGATTCTGACATCGTCTTCGTCCGTTATGGTCGCAAAGCACTGTTTGCACCTGTAAAGAGCGCACTTTTTCATTATCTTTTTCCTCTCTTTCCCCTATTGAACCGCCCGATCACTCGCTTATACTCTGCATAACACTCCGGGCAAAGGTCTCCTGTGTCCCTGCGCCATGCCCATTCCTTGAAGTATTCATCAGGGTTCATCATCCTGCCGCTCAGAACTGCTCCGCAGCGGTCGCATACTCGCTTGTGGTAGATTCCTCTGTCAGTTTGCATATTATCATCCCTCCACATAACACCAGCTTTGGGGCGGGTGCTTTAAGCACTTATTACAAAAACGTCTATTCGTTTCGCCCAATTCTTCTACTTGATAACTGCATCTTACTTTATTAAAATTGCAAACTCCTCTATTCCCCATGAGAATGCAATAATGAGTAAACTCAAACAAAAATTTTGGATGTTCATACAATTTCACATTGGAAATGCTCCATGCCCAGCCTTTTTTTCCGACATAATCCAAAATTTCTTTTTTCCTAAGACCGGACATCTCTTCAAATCCTTCTGGCAAGCAATCCGATTCTGGCGTGATTTCGTACAGATGATTGCAAGTAAACTCTCCAATAACTTTTCCGTCCAGTTGTTCCAAGTACCCATCGCACTCTTTGAACCATCCATTTTTTGTTTTCGTGCAATAAACATAACATTTGAAAGGTTCATCGCCCATATTCGGTTTTGTTTTCCGTATTTCAAGAGTTTTTATGCCGAGAAAAATAAGATTGCACCAGCTCGGATTGACGCTCAACAGAACCGACTTCATTTTTTATTCTCCCTTCCCAACATCCTTGAACAGGATTTCTTTGTCAGCTTTCCAGTCTTTGATTTTGCACGGAATATCCGTACCGGGCACGTTCTTTTTCAGCCCATCCATCTGCCAGATGTTCCATGAGATGATAGCAGCCATGTTGCGAACCTTCCCAGCGTCAGGCTCTATGCCGAATAGCCACTTAAAGTTCTCTCGCCATGTCAGGAGCATATTTGCTCTTGCAAGCAACAGGCTGTCACCCTGCCACTCATAGCCGTATGTAGTCGTCGCTGCGTCCTCTGCCACATCGTGCCATGTCCAGACATTCCAATCAAACCAGTTGTTTACACATTTCAGTTTGCGGTCAAATAGTCCTTTCCGTTTTGGTACTGAAATCTTTTTGCCTGTTACCGTGTCGTATCGGTTCACAAGGAATGGTGCTTCTCCGCAGGTGATTTCAAGGACTGTCGAATGGATGTACTTGATAGGCTCTTTCTTCATATCGGGCATCGCACCGTTTTCTTCGCCCATGTCTATCATCTTTTCGCAGACCCAAGAAGGAGTGAAAACCTCTGCTTTTGCTTTGGTTCTTTGCTTCTGCTCATCCAGACGCTTGAGAACTCGTGGAACTGGTGGGCACTTCTTGATTTGTTCTAATGTAATTTCATCCGCAAAGCCTGCGCCCAGTTCAGGCGGTGGCTCTGTTGCCCAGATGATGTTTTTGCCGGTAGTACGGTCTTTAAGCAAGATAAACAGCACCGCCGAAAGAATCGGGTCGGAGAAGTCAACCAACCGTTGTTTCATTTTTCTCCACCTCTCTGTACTCCACGTCAACCATCTCTTTCGGCAAAGCCGTCTGGTACTTCTGAGCCAACTGCTCTGCGCTCTGGGCATCGCCCAACGGCTGCTCAGGCGGTGCAACGGTGACTTCCACGTTGTCACGCATACCAAAGTAGTTCTTGGCTCGGAAAATCCACTCTGCCGGGTTCTCTTGACCGTACATACCGTTGTACGCCCACATGGACTGCATTTGCAGAATCAGCTTGAGGATGTACTTCTGCTGCAAGCTGTCATCACGGCGTTTGCCCGCCATAATCTGCTTCAGGCTCACCCATTCGATGCCAAGCACCAGTGCAATCCATTCCACCACAGGGGAGATTCTGGCTTCGATGCAAGCGTCAAAGAAGAAGTCAAGACGTTGCTGCACTTCAATGGGGTTGTTCATGTCCACGCTCGGAAGGTCGCCAAAATACTTGGCTGCAATCATGCCGATGACCTTCTTGTCCTCTTCATCACCGATTCTCGACTGCAAATCTCCTGTGTTCAGCATCTTAGACCTTGTGATTGCTAACTCCTGCTGTTCTTTCACCTTTTTACTCACCTGTGAGCGGATAGATTTCCGCTTGTTAAGCATCTGTTGTTTTTTCTTCTCACGCTCTTTCTCACGCTTCGCAGTGGCTTCTTCTTTCGCCTTTTGCGCTCGCTTCTCACGCTTTTTCTTTTCAGCTTCAGTCAGCGGCGGTCTGCCACGACCACGCTTCGGGGGTGTTGCCATGTATCAGGCCTCCTTTGGCAGTTTTGGAATCGGCATCCAGAACCTGACCTCTTCACGTCCAACCTCTTCTATCCACTTACCGTTTCTAAATTCTCTTGTTGAAACGCAATCGTTCAAATTCAAGAACTTATATACAGCAAAGTAGATTCCATCTTTTTTCGGTTGCGAATCGTTTACGCTAATCCACTCGTTCATACTCTCACCTCTTCATCTTCGTTTCGATGTTGTCCAGTTTCCGTGCAATCCACCAAACGGAACAGCAGTTGTCCAACTGCCGCCACCAAGCGCACTTTTCTTTCTCGCATACGCACCGCCCAAGCGGATTGCTGGTCATCTTCATCGGACAGTAAAGTTCGTTGTCCATCAGTCATTTCCCTTCTTTGCGAAAGGATTATACTCACTAGGGTCTGCCTTATTCGCCCATTCAACCCACTCAACAACTTTCTTTCGCAGTTCGTCATCAAGTAGAAATGGCTCACGAATCAAAATAATCTTTGGATTCTTCTTCATAATGTCTGCATTGGTCTTGATTTCATCATAATCAATCGAGCCATAAAACATCTTACTACGAACCTTGTCACCTCGACTTGAGATATGACGAGTAAACGATTCCTCACGGAATCTAAACTTCTCCGTCAGGTGCGGATTGAGTTTCAAATCGTACTCCTGAATATATCCAATTTTCATAATGAATTACCTCCACCCCATCACAACGGCCGTACAAACGGCCAGACACACGTTGACGAACAACCAGACGAGCATTGCCTGACGCTTTTCAAACAGGCTGTCTGTCATGTCTTTGATTGTCCGTTCGGACTGAACCACTACCGCCAGCAGGACTAGGCAGACCAGCCAGCGAGTTGCAAATTCAAACATTTCAAAACATCCCCCAGCTGTTAATAGTCATTTTCCTCCCGCAAATCGGGCATTCAGGAACAATTTTGTTCCATACTTTATTTGCTGTCATCGTTGCAAATCGAGTGTCGAGGACATCTATATCCGTTCCACACAAATCACAAGAGAATTTTATGCTCCTCCGAATATCATCTCTTATCCTCATGGATAACGTATCGTCAGCTTCTTCGCTATTCAACAGCGCCATCAGCTCCACCTTTCTCTCAGCTCTTTTTCGATCTGTTCTGACTTTGCGGTGATGTAATCTGCAAACTCGTCAGGGGTCATGTCCTCTTCTTTGAACTTGCCGACCATCTCCCAGTACCTGTCACCGATGCGGATAATTTTCTGTACCTGTTCATCGGTCAGGTCTGCATCGCACCGAAGGTTCTGAATCAGTGCGCCCCATGTGGCGGCGATGCCATCCAGAGCCATGCGAAAGCCGTACAACTGATTCTGCCGTGCGATTTTGCGGAGGTTGGTTGACATTGCCTGTTTACCATTCGAGGGGCGGTTTCTGTACTTATTCATCTGACCGCTCCTTTGTCTCAAGACGAGAGAGCCAGCGGGCTTCTTTTTCATATTCGATTTTGATAACCTTTTCCATGTACCTGTTATAAATCAAGATTCCGTCTCTTTCGGCGGACTTGCCAAACATGGTTAGGCAGACAAAAACATCCGCCATTTCTTCTTGTATATTTTCTAAACATTCCTCAACACTCTTCGGTGTCGGGTTCGTGCCATCCAGCGCACGGCGCAGCTTCAACGCAGCCTGTGCCAGTTCAGATGCTTCTTCTGCCAGCTGTGCCAAGATTTCTGTCTTAGGCAGAATGTCTGAAACTTTCTTGCTCACTTCTGTTCTCCTTTCAGCCAGTCGTTCAGCTTTGCCATGCAAGAGGGGCAAAGGTTGAACTCGTATTCTTGTGGACACCCGATGCTACTCACGGTCATTTGAATGTTTGAAAGCGTTGTGTAATCTCTCAAATCAAATGTTTCACCGCATCGGTCACACTTGATGTTCATTTTCTTCATCCTTTTTATCTGCAAAGAAAGATTCATAGTCAAACCACTTATCATCCAAAATGTTTCCGATGATTCTTACGGAACTTCCAAGACCTTTTGTGGCGACGCGAACATACTTGCCTTTCATTTGACCGTATTCCTCAACGCCAACTGTGTCCATGATTCGCATAATCGCTTCCATGCCAGAGCCGTACCCCTCAAAGTCTTTGCTTCCAAGATGCCCCTTGCCGAGAACATACCCACCATAGCAAACGCCCCATCCATGGCCATTAAGCGCCAAATCTGAAGTTAAAACTCCGTGGTCTGCCATAGTAAGTCGAACGCTTTCAATTTGCGCGTTTTCTATTTTATAGCCACTTTCTTCCAGAAGTTGTTTAGTCCATTTTTTCATGTTCTTTCTCCAATCTTTCCAGCAGCCCGTCCACGTCATACCGCCAATGAACACGTAGCCTTTTTGCTTTGACCTCTATCCCCTCTTGCTCTGCCCACTGCCAAGGGATGCTCTTGCGGCTCTCGTTGTAACGGAATGCCAGAACCTTGCTGGCAGGGATTGCAAAGGTGCGGTTGACCGCCCTGTAATTGACTATCACATGGGCGGTCTGACCGCTATACCCCATCGCTTCCACCATGTCCGTGATGTGCTTTTCCTTGCGGTATTTGCACTTTGCCTTGTCGTACTTTCCGAATACCTTTTCCAGAGGGATATAGGGCGTTTCGATGGTTTTCAGCTCGAACAGGTGGTTCATCGGGTATCGGTACACAAGGAAGTCGCAGATGTTGTCGATGGAAAAGGACAGGTTCTCGTTGCCGCCGTAGTAGGTGGCAGCGCTGTCTTTCAGACGGTAGCACCACGCATCGGATGGGATGGATGCTTTGAAGTCCGCTTCAAACTGCTTGCCAGTGTTCATTCGTCACCTTTCATATCAAACCACATCATACAAATTCTGTAGTCTCCAATACCTGTTCATTGTCGGACACCGTAACCACCGTATCGTTCGTAACTTCTACTTTCGCGCTCATATTTCCACATTTCCAGAACGGCTTAAAAGCAGTATTGTAATTATCGAAGTAGGCGTACTTTCCATCAAAGAAAAATTTTCCGTACATCGTTTTATACTCGCAATTTGGTTTAAGCGTAAGTAACTTTGCTTGCTTTCCAATAAAATGTGGAACTTTGTTCTCTTGACTCGGAGACTTTGCGATAAGCTCGACATAAACCTCTGGAAACAATTCACGAAGCTGTCTCAAGAACATTGGAACTTCGTCATTTTGATAAGAATCAATTTCTCCGCCCATAAGAGCCATCGGTTTACATTTGCAGATATTCAAAACATTATCAGCTGTAAAAATTTCCTTTGGGACAAAAAGTATTTTACTGCCGCTTCCCCAAGGCCCATCAACTTTCAAAACGTCATTTTCGATTTTCAATCTTACATATGCTAATGACAGAACCGCATCGTCTCCGATGCGAACAATTTTCAAATTACTAGAGTATTGAAGCACCCCATAATTAGGATCTGACTTTACGCTGTTTTTTACCTTTGTAAACATCTTTGAGCGTTTCGTTCCGCCATCAATAGTTTCAACATTTCCGACTGGACAACGACTAGAAAATGGTTCTGTAACGCAAAGACATTTTCCATGCTTACATGCAGAACATTCGTTTGCTTTATCACAATAGATGTATTCTGCCCTAAGCCTGTTATTTCTTGAACCGTCTCCATACAAATGTACGCAAATCGCTTCGTTCATCCTCGCTCACCTCTAAATTCACTTCCGAGATACCGCTTCTTGCCACGTTCACGGTGCTTGTCCTCGTAATCACGGTGGTACACGCTCTGGCTGTGGTTCAGCTCATACACGAATGCTTTGCGTTCCTCGAAGTCTTTCTTCTCTGCCTTGTACTTCTCGCAAGTGTCGTGGCAGGCTTGGTGGCGTGCTGTGCAGTTGAGACAACAGGTAATCATCTTTCCAAACGCCCGTTCAGCCAGATAGCACAGCTCTTATATAAGGTAGGCGGTCAAGACGAAGAAACTTCTTCGCATATAGTTTCGAGTTCTTCAACATCTGCTGGCTCAAAAACAAGAGATGCGCCTTCGCATTCATATTTCTTTGCTTCCCAATCCATTTTGAATTTTTCAAAATCGTTCTTGTATCGGGGGAATGGATGCATTTGCTCTGCGTAATAAACGCCCATCATAACTTTTTTATCATCTTCTGGCTTCCAGCTTTCGAGATGATAGCTTTCGTGGTTGTCGTATTCCCAAAGAGACAACTCAACAATCAATCCAGAAAAAGCATCGTACATCTGTTGGAGACTTTCAAAATCCCGATAAACCATCCCTTGCCCCTTGTGGGATTCTTTGATTTGTTCGATGCTTTTCCCGCCAGTTTTCAGGCGGCATCGAACTACTTTCGGACAGTAAAACATAACGTTCCTTTCTCGCCTTTTGTTCCGGTAGCGTAACCGTTAGTTAAAAGGGAGCGAACCGTCGTCCTCAATCACGGAAAAGTCATCGTTCACACCCTGCGAGTAGCCGGAGCCAGACCCACCAGACAGCGTTTTCTTCTGTCTGACCTCATAATCGCCGGAACGAATCTTGTCCACGCTGGTAAAGCGGTCAACGACCAGCTTCGTCTTGACGTTGCCATCGTTGCCCATGTACTCCTCCTCACGAAGAACCACGCCGACCAGCTTGCCACGCAGGGTCTTTTCATCGTTGTTGAACTTGTAGCCGGGATTGGACTGCTCCACAGCGGTGATGAAGCCCTTGAAGAACGGCAGCGCCTTTTCCTTGTAGCTCTTGATGGTCTTGCCACCCCACGCCCATTCGCCCGGATTCAGCTTGCCACGCTCAATAAGGGAAGCGGTCTGCTCACGCCAGTAACCCTTGAACTCGCCCTCTGCGACTTCCCACTCGATGTTCAGGCGCTCCTTTGCAGGCTCGTCCGTTGCCTTGCAAATACCGGCAACATAGCCGCCAACAGGCAAGTCACGGCGTTCGGTGGCTTCCTGTACGTCATTCCAGTTGATGTTCTTCATCTGTCACTCTCCTTTGTTATCCGGCTGAACCGGGATGTTATAATACTCACGGATGGTCTTGTCTACGGCGGCAAGGTCGTTCTCGATCAGCGCATCGTTGAACATCCCTAGCGGGGTTTTCACGGTGTCCATCCCATCGTTGCGAGTGCTGAACAGGTATCGCCCATCCTGCACAACGGTTTTCAGGACGATGGTGAAGTACCCTTCCACGCAGACCTTCTCGTCCAGCAGCTTGCCAATGGTCTTGAATTTCTCGCCGCCATCGCCGTCACGCTCGCTGTGTCCAAAGAAGTAGACAATCACATCGTCCGGCAGCTCCTTCGCCCGCATCAGCAGGGCGTTGAAGTTGGCTGCCATGTCGGTGAACTTCTGGTATCCGGCAACCTTTGCGTTCCGCATGAACTCGCCGGTCATAAGGTAGGTGGCATCGTCAATGACGATGGACTTACGCTTAGTGCTGTGGATTGCTGCATCAATCTTGCCGTAGTCATTGGTAATGTACGTTTTCATGCTGCTTCGGAACGGAAGCGGCTTTCCAAGCACGTTGATAACCGCCACCTGTTCCGGGTCAAAGTTCCGAAGCGATGCGGACTTTCCGCTGCCGGAATGACCATAGACCATTACTAATACTGCCATCAGTTATTCTCCTTCCTCGCTTCTCTCCTCGCTTTACGGCAAGCCGAGCAACGCTTGGGCAGTGCCATGTTATGCGATTCAAAGAAAATGCACTCTGCACGAGAAACCTTGAATGCTTTGCCGCAGTCACGACACGTTTTCTCAATGCTTGTGCTCTCGTCCCACGAAGCCCTTCTTGCGGCATCTTCTACAGCAAACGCTTCATTAAGGCTGTCACAAAAGCTCCTAACAAGCGTGTGCTGCGGTGCGTGACCGTTCTTGCGAAGCGTTTCCTCCAAGCTGTTCCTTTTGCAACTTGTGCAAAGAGTTTCGGTGCTGTTTGGAAACACCGAAAAAGGCTTATTGCACTTTTCGCAGTACTTAATTTCTTTCTTGTATTTGCCCATTTTCTTTCCTTTCTTCGGCTTCATTAGGCATCATTGTTCTTACTTTGGCTTAATTTGGCTGTATAAAATCAACCAGCCATCAGGTCTGCCAACCGTGCGCGGAGGTCTTTCAGCTCTGCTTCCCTGTCCTCAATCTCAGACTGCAAGTCCTCAATCTCAGCTAGACGGTCAGTTTCTTTGGTTTCTGCCATCTGCTCGTTGGTCATAAAGTACACGCCGTCCTCCGGCTCGTTTATTCCTCCGAATCTGTCAAGGTTAATCATCTTTAGGTCTTCCTCTTTTACGCTGCTCTTTGATTTGCAGTGCGCTGTACCACTGGTCTTTGTCTATTTCTATGGTCGTCCACCGATTGTTACAGACAAGGCACTTTTTTCTGCGAACGATGCTATCGTGGTCAGACCGGCTATCAACCGTTGTGATGTTGTCACTGCCGCACACTGGGCATTTCATTGTGTGTCCCTCCACTTGTTGGTATGAGCGGGAATGCGGTTTAACTTCCCCATCCGTTCGTTATCTTCATGCTCTTTTTCCGCACTCACTCCAAGCGCGCACAAAACCAGAGCGGTGGCTAGTAACATCAGTGAAACAAATGCCCATACAAGCATCTGTACTGCAGTCTCGCATCCATTTATTGTATCGCCACAGCTAACGGCTACGATTGCAGCGACGATGCCAAGTATGGTAAGCACGTTTCCTTTTACGGTTTTCATTTTGTCCCTTCTTTCAGAATGATATCGAATAAAAATGGTTTGCTTGCATCTATTACGACTATTGCATTTAGCACTTCGGCTATCTTTGCAAGCGTATCAGCCTTAATACCCGTCTTGTACGGTGCTCTATTCGGACTTGTAATGTTGTATATCGTTGGAGCTGACACGCCACTTCTGCGGATAAGCTCTGATGCCTTCATATCGCGTTCTTCAAGAGCGGCTTCCAGCGTCATTCTTTTCACAACTTTTGCTACCAAAGCTCAAAATCCATCCAGTTGCCATTACAGCGGCTGCCACAATGATTCCCCATGTGACTTTTGCGCCGACCAGTAGTTCAATGAGATGTACCAGCCACAGGTTCAACAGAAACGCTGCCAGAACCAACGCCATGACGATGCCCCAGATTAGGGCGATTTCCGCAAGTGCTTTCATTTTTCTCCTTTCGCTTGTTGATGTGTTCCAGCCGGTCTTTCTCCCGGCCGTGCCATCTGATTTCTCGTTTGCCGTAGTACTTACCGTTCATAAGTCAGTTCCCCTGCTGCAAGCATCCTCGGCACCTCACCGTAATGTTTTCCCATTTTATCAGCAAGTGCTTGAACTTCTCCGATAGACGGAAACGTCTTTTCAGACTTCTTCTTTTCTTGCTGTTTGGCCCTGTACGCCGACTTAGCATTCAGATTCGCCTTTGCGTTGTAGGCTTTCTTTGCGCATCCACCGTGGTACTTCTGGGATGCTACTCTTTTCAGCATCGGTTTTCCGCAGTATGCGCAGAACGCATTTTTCGGCTTGAATATAACGCCAGACTTTTCATGTTCTCTGCGGCGTTCCTGGTCGTCCTTGCGCTTGCACTCGGAGCAGTACCGTCTTGTCGGTCTGACAATACCAAGATACAGACCGCAGCGCTCACAGTACTTTTCTTCCACGCTGCATCTCCTCTTTTAGTCTGGCTTCCCGATTGTGGCGTTCAAAGCACTGGTTCAGCATTTTTTCCATCCACAGCACCTTGTTGGCTTCGTTCCGGGACACGCCCTCCGCCATTGCAAGCTTCAGCCTGCGCTTCCGGCTTGGTGCTTTGTAAAAGTACGTCACCAGCACTCACCAGCCTTATCTGTGATAAACTTCGGGACTTCCCGGCCTGTGGCAATGCACAGCGCAACTAGCTTTTCGACCCAGATGTCAAACAGGCTTTCTTTTGGCATATAGCACTGGCCAACAGAAGGCTCCTTAAAACTTTTCCAGATCGTCAGGCCGACAGCGCCATCCGTGACCGTCCATATCATACTGTAACCTTCATTGCACAGGTTGTATAAAATGTCTCGTGCTCTGCTTTTGGCTTCGTTGATTTCAAAGGCATCCCAGCGCTTTTTGCTTTCCTCGTAGGCCTTTGTCGCCTCGTCAATGGCGTGGTGCGCTTCTTCCGGGCATTCAAGGTCTACCTTTAAAGTGATGATCTGTTTCATACCACTCATTTTTCCTCTCTTTCCTTTAATAGCTCTTCCAGAGCTTCTTTCACCTTAGCTTCCGCATTTTTAGGCTCACGCTTACCGTTCAGGATTTTTCCCAAGTATTCCGGTGTGCATCCTATTTTTGCAGCAAGCTCTCTGATTTCGATGTTGTTGACGTGAAGTGTTCCCACAACATCGCCTGTCCACTTAGGAAGCAAATTTTTTCTCCTTTCTTGTTCTAGTACTTGAACTTTTTGAAAGAATATGATAATATTATGGTGTCAAGCAAAAACATTATCGAACGTTCTTCTATTTGTTCAAAGCCTTTAATTTGTTCTACCGATTGAACCCGGTAGCCTTATTAAAGCACAAGTAGTAGAACTTTTCAAGTGTTTTTGTTCAAGTGGTAGAACTTTGTCATCTTGTACAAACACTGGAGGTATGTTTTGTGTTTTTTGACAATTTCGTAAGGCTATGTGAGCAAAAGGGAGTAAAGCCGTCTCGTGCTTTGACTGAAGCTGGCGTTCCGAAATCTGCTTATAGCTATTGGAGAACCGAAGCAGGTGCAGGGAACGATGCAAAGCCGACCAACCAAAACGCCGTTAAGCTGGCGCAGTATTTCGATATTACGGTTGACTACCTTCTTACTGGCGACCAAAAAGAAAACCCGCCCCAGCAGCCGCAAAGTGAAGTCGATGCAGCAGTGGAGCGGATTAGAAGAAAACTTGAATCTATGCCGAAGGAACAGCGTGAAGCTCTGATGAACCTGATCGAGAAGATGTAACGTTCATGCCCGGTAAAATAAAAGAATCCCTTGTGCCGGGCTGGTATAGCTCTGCGCAAGGGATTTTCTGTTATTCTAGGTCTAGGGCTTGCTCCGCTGCCGGAATCTTTTCAGGATGTTCCAGCAGCCATGCAATAAATCGGTCAATCTTGGCTCTTTCCTGTTCACTCATTGTGGCATATCCTCCCGATCGGTAATTTCAGATGTTCATTTGATACGATTATACATCTTCTAGTTGTAAAGTCAATGTATTTTTAACAACTTTGTAAAAATCAATCGTTTTCTTCACATCCATCACTTCACATCAGGGAAGCCGCGAGTGTTCAAGTCAAAAGGGACAACGCCTATCCATCTTTCCTCCAATCACAGCTCTACGAGCTGCCCGTCAATGCGTTCGATGTTATCTGCCGGGTCGCGTCCATCGTTTAAGGCGGCTACGGCGCGTTCTAGGATGCCTTTTGCTTCGAGGTAAGCATCTTTATCAGCTTCGTACCCAGAAAGGCTCAGGACAAGCTCCAGCGTCCGTCTACGAGCGTATGGAATAATCAGAGCATCTACAGTTCGGTTCATTCGCTTTCCTCCCATGGTTCAGGTGTGTGTGGCTGCCCATCGGGAACGCTGGCAGGCATTCCATCGATGATCGGCATACGTTCATGGTTCCAGATTACAGTTTCTTTCATTTTGTGTTTCCTTTCTATTTGGAATTTTTTGACAATACAGTTATACCACATCTCGCTGTTTCAATGGAACAGCGACTTTTTTCAATTATTGTTTCGCATTTTGAACAATATATCAGTTAAATTCTTTTGTTTTTGTATCATTTTGTCGAAAGAGGGGTATTTATGGATGATTATAGGATACGAGTGGCAAAAGCGTTAGAGATGGCAAGAGCAGAATCCGGGCTTAGCCAGCAGAAGCTTGCGGACAAAATGGGTGTAGGCCGGACATCCATTTTTCGTTATGAGCAAGGAACAATGACCCCAGATGCTTCTACTATCATAAAGTGGTTCGTGTGCTGCGGTGTTGCTGCCAAGCCATACATAGACACCTGTTTGCATCCTGGCTTGTTGGAAAGCCTGGCTGGCGATGCCAGCACCGAAAAAAAGAGGGATGCGCTAATAGAGCATATCAAAGAAGCCCATCCGCAAGAAATTGACCTGCTGTGCTATCTGATCTATGGCAATCACGGCTCAGATTACCTTGCCGTTCTATGCGAAATGGTAGCCAATCTTCACACGACTTTGCGTGATCGTGTATCCGTCTGCCGCACCGTCACAGGTCATTATGAAATGGCACAGGCCACCAAAACCGACCCAGATCCAGACGGAACACAACCCAATATGCAGATTTTGTATCAGGCACAGGACTGTGGGGAAGCTGCGGCGATGAAGCGAAACGATTCTTATACCATCAACGAAGAAAATATTTTGCGCTGATTGTCGAATTATCGCAGTTTTTGAAAAAAATTTTGTCCTCGTTCATCCACTTTTTGTACACCTATCGGGCAAATTTGCCTTGTCATTCCGTCCCCCATAAACCGGAAATCGACAATATTCGTGTGTAATAAATAACGAATTATCGTTAATTTATTACCTGTGATTGGTCAGCTTGTCAATCTGTCCCCCATAGTGCAGATTAGGTATACCTTTCCATCCACTTTTTGTACACCTATCCGCAATCCGTCCACGTTTAATGTGACTAACGATGCACAGCTTCTTTCCGGCTACAGTCTTATTTAGCAAATGCAGAGTTCAGTTATTCACAAACCGGAATGGAAAATAAAGAAATTGTTGAAAATTATCGTCATCGCCTATTTAACGATGATATTTAACCTCTTGTTTATTTCTTGTTTAATATATAATATGTAGATGGGGGACGAAATGACAAATCATGGGGGACGTTTTGACAAGTCATGGGGGACGTTTTGACGACCCTATGGGGGACAAAAAGACAAGCCACGGGGGACAGAATGCATTGACTTGTCCCCCAATCTGTGATATACTGCTTTTAGGCTAGAAAAGGAGGCGAACAGATGCAAAAAATATCCGACAACAACCTTGTCGAAAAAAGCAAATCTCTTGTGTGGGCAAAGTTCAGGGACTACACGGCAGGCGAGCTCCGGTTGCTAGAGGTTTACTTGTCAAGAATAAATCCAAGAGACCCAAACAGCAGCCGTGTGGAGTTCTCGTTGGCAGAGTACAGAGACCTGCTCGGACTGAAAAGCCTTGATGCACGAAGGATTGAGCCGCAAATCAAGCACTTTTTGGGCAATACGGTGTCGATTCCCATTGACAAAGAGAAGGGGACGTTTGAGAGCTTTGTCCTTTTCACAAGGGCAAAACTGGACTATGTGCCGGAAACAAGGTCTTATGTTGTGGCAATCACTTGCAACCCTGACCTTCGACCCATCTTTTTTGATATTGCCGAAAGCGGCTATGTTCGGTATCGGCTGCGTTACACGTCACGGATGAAATCACAATACAGCATTCTGCTTTACTCGATTCTTCGTGACTGGTTGAACATGGACAGCAAACCGCATGAAATCAGTCTGAAGAAGTTGAGAGAGCAGCTCGGAGCAATGGAAGCCAGCTACGATGTTTATAAGAACCTTCGCAAGCGAGTGCTTGACGTTGCAGTGGATGAAATCAATGCTGTGTCTGACATTGTTGTGACCTATGAACCAGTCCTTGTGGCGCGAAAGGCTGCGGCAGTCAAGTTTAAGCCCAAAATTAAAGCGTCTGAAACGCTGATTGAAGCTCAGGCAAGCGAAGTATCTACCGAACCTCAAAAAGCCGCCAGAAAGCCCCGCAGAAGCGGATACGAGGACTTCGACTGGTCTGTGTGCGATGAACTGGAAAAGCAGGATTGCATTGACGTGGCGAAGGTAGTTGAGAAGTGGATGAAGAAAGAACATCCTGAAATCAAGCTGCCAAAACGCAGAGAAGCGGTTTACGACACGGTAAAGGCTGCGTATAAGGATATTTTGTCTTTGGACAGGTCTCCGTTCCCTGACAGGCCTGTTGGCTATCTGATTAGAAGCGTGGACAAGGCAGGTATCGTAGACAGGTATATGCCAGCGTTCTATTCCATTGACGCATTGCAAAAGTAGTCAGATACAGCACATTGAGCAGATGATGCAGAAAGGAGAAGGTATGAGACTGATTGATGCAGACAAGCTAAGAGATTATCTGCAAAACCATTACAACGAAGTGGAAGCACTTCATCGTCCGAATGACAGCGAGTATCTTTGTGGAATTGGGACTTGTCTTGATTCTATTGACGCAGATAGCTTTGAAGTGCCAGACAGCTATCCAGCTTGGATAAGCGTAAAGAATCAGTTGCCAGAAGAATTGGAAAACGTAATTGTTTTTACGGAAGGGTACGTTGATGTTGGGTATTTAACCGAAGACAGATTCGGAAAAAGGCAATGGAAAACAGATTCTCTCGATGAATGGGGGGATAGAGAAGTCCTTGAAGACGTAACTCATTGGATGCCTTTACCAAAACCACCGAAAGAATAAAGAAAGAGTGATAAAATGGCAAAAATCATAGCTGTCGCCAACCAGAAGGGCGGCACAGGAAAGACCACAACAAGCACCTGTCTGGCTGGTGCGTTACAGTTGCTTGGCAAGAAAGTTTTGCTGGTGGACTGCGATGCCCAGTGCAATGCAACGGACACCTACGGAGCACAGACAGAGGACGTATGCACCCTGTTTGATGTGATGACCCGGCAAGGCACGGTCGAAGAAGGAATCCAGCACTGTGAAGCTGGTGACATTCTGCCCTCTGACAACGCATTGAAGGACATTGACGAGCAACTTGTCCGGGACATGGGCAAGAACTTCCGGTTGCGAGAAGCCCTTGAAAGCGTATCTGGGCAGTACGATTACATTGTGCTGGACACTCCCCCGCAGCTTGGTCTTGCGCTTGTGAACGCGCTGATCGCTGCCAACAGCATCATCGTTCCCATCACGGCAGACCGATACGCACTGGCTGGCTTGAGCCAGCTTTCGCAGACCATCGGCGATGTTCGCAGATACTTCAATCCGACTTTGAAGATTGAAGGTCTGCTTCTGAACCAGTACAAGAGCCGTGAGAACCTGTCCAAAGAGGTTGTGGAGCAACTTCCTGTGATTGCACAGAGCATGGGAACAACCCTGCTGGACGTGAAGATTAGACCGTCTATGGGCGTTCGTAAGGCACAGGCAGAGCGTCACAGCCTGTTTAGCGGGGATACGGCAAAGAGTACCAGCGCAGAGGATTTCAAGGCGTTGGCGCAGAAAATTGTAGAGGGGGAAGAAAAATGAGCGATTTGTACCCACATCTTTTGAATGCAACTTGTGTTGATGACACGGAGCAAGTCTACGTTATCAATTTTGGTTTTTCATTTAATGACCTTTCCGATAAAGAGAAAGAAATGGCGTTTCATTCTCAGTGGTATCTAGCTGAAAAGTATTGCAAAAAGTGGCAGAAAGAACTTGCAAATAATCAATGGGCAAAATCAGAAGATAAAATGCCAGATGAACTAAACCCATACGTTATCGGGTTTAGCAAAGACGAATACGATGTAGAAATTGTAAGCTATGAAGAAGATTTTAAGGAATGGCGGGACAAAAGCGGAAAGCCGCATAATATAACTCACTGGATGCCGTTGCCGACCGTTCCTGACCTTGATGAAGATTGGGAGGAAGAGGAATGAAATCAACCAGCAAAAAATCCTCAGGCTTGCTTGGCGGGTTTGATTTCCAGCCTATTTTTTCGGAACAGACATTAAGCCGAAGTGAGCCAAAGGAAGAAGAAGTAAGCCAAGCAAAGCCGAACGAAGCCGAACAAGCATCGATTAAGCGCAGTGAAGCCACAGACAGCCATGCACAGCCTAATGAAGCACAATTAAGCGGTATTAAGCCGAAGCAAGCCGAAAACAGCGAAACAAAGCCGAACAATGCCGTAGTAAGCGAAAGTAAGCCAAAGAAGCTGAAACAGGCGAAGGAAGTTCAACGTCTTATCGAACAAGGCGATATATCCGGCGCACTTGCCGAAGCTGGTTTGACAAAGAAAAAAATCCCGATGCCGGAATCGCATCAGGGCGTTGCAAGCGGTGATGGCAAGCGTTCAAAGCGCATTACCATCCTTATGAGCGAGGAAGAACGTAAGTACATCAACCGTGAAGCCAGACGGCACGGAATGACGATTGGACAGTTCGTGTACGCTCTGGCGGTTGCGGCGGCAGAGGGGAAGATTGAATTGGAGGATTTCTTAGATGAATGATAGCGAGCGACGCCTTATTCGATTTGTTTGCGATGGCGATATGCGAAACGCGCAAAAAGCCGTTAAAATCATTTTGAATTCTATATCATCCAAAAAAGATGAGCAGTTCAAAGAAAATATGTTTCGCAAGTTGGAAAGCAAAAGAGAATTTATTGAATTGCCATATAACTTACAGCATCTTTTGATCGCAGAGGATACGGAAGAATTTCCAGAAGCAAGATTCCTTCTTAGGAACGAAGAAAAAAGTATAACGCAGAAAATCGTTGCTATTTATCGAGCATCTGAAAAATTGAACGAAATGGGAATTCCTTATTTGCCAGCATTGATGCTTTATGGGCAAAGCGGATGCGGAAAAACCATGTTGGCTAGGTATATTGCGCATAAAGCAAAACTTCCGTTTTTAAGGATTCAATTTTCAAGTCTAGTTGATTCGCACTTGGGGCAAACACAATCTAACCTCGCAAGAATTTTTGATTATGTAAGAACTGCTCCTTGCGTTCTTTGTTTTGATGAAATAGATGCGGTCGGAATGGCTCGTGGGCAAAAAGATGACGTTGGAGAAATGAACCGTGTGGTTATTGCGATTATGCAGGAAATGGATAGATTGCCGAACAATGTCATTATTATCGGAACGACAAACCGATTTGATAGGCTTGACCCTGCACTTATAAGAAGATTTCCGTTGCAATACGAATTAAAGCCGTTGTGCCGTGCGGATGCAGAAATACTTTCTAAAAGGTTCTTTGAATATGCAGGAGTGCAATATGAAAACATAGCTTATGAAGATAATGTCCCTGCATCTACGGTTATCAAAGAATGTACAGAACGAATTGTAAATCAAGTTATGAATGAAGAGGATTTCTCGGAGGGTTGATCTATGATTGCTTATAGACCTCATCGTGGTTCTTTAAAAAACGCTCTAAAGGAAACAAGAGTGTTTGCCAATGAATACGGAATGAAGCAGAGAATTGCAAATGAATGGAACTTAACCTGTGGGAGAAAAGAATTGAGCCCAGAAAATATTGTAATTTCACAAGTCGAATATTCCGATTACAAGAGTGGGTGGCAGAGGGTTCACGATGTTTGCGTCACGAAGATTGGAAACAGGAACCTCGTGGATGAGTTAGGGGTAGCTCAATGTATTGGATACTGTTCGTATGACATTTCAAACGCCCCTAAAATTGGGCAGTGGATAAACGTGAAAAACGAGATGCCAGACGAATGCAATCCGTATGTTATTGGATTTAGCCCAGACGAATTTGATGTTGACATTGTTGGATATGAGCAAGACTTTGGTGAATGGCGAGATAAAAACGGAAAACCTCACAATATTACATACTGGATGCCGTTGCCTGAACCGCCTGTAAAATATTGAGATAGCAAAGGAGCAATATATGGAAAATTTCTATTGGGTTGAAATCCAGTACGATGATGACAAAAAATGCAGACATTTCCAAACTCCGTTCGTCTTGTTTGCAAACAGCAAGGAAGAAGCGAAAGCGAAAATCGAACGAGAAGTTCCCGGCAAGTTTTTCGTTGTTAGTATTGTGGAACTTGACAAGAGTCTTGTATTCCATCCGCACGACTTATTTAATCTAAAATCAAAATGTTTGCTTTGGGAATGAGGATGGAGAGATTATGCGTACATACAAGCCACGCAAGCGCAGAAGCAAAGAGGAACAAGCAAAAATCAACGCAGAGGTAGCAAAACGTAAAGCAAAACTGGCTGAAAAGTACAACACGGGCACTCAATATTACAAGGGTATTCCTGTTGAGCTGATTGTAAGAGAGGACTACGGTTACTACAAAGCAAAGCGTTTCAAAATCAATGGGAGCAATCAAAACGTGTGGATTCCAAACTGCTATCTTGAAGATGACGGAACAATCAAAGCGAATATAAACATTGATTTTGTATTCCGTAAGTCTGTAAACCAGCTAAATAAAGCTGGAATCACGCAAGCGATTATTGGCATCAAACGTAAAATGCCGGAAGCAGATGTGCCAAATCTCAAAAGCACCATGCAAAAAATCGGAGATACAGGAACTTGATAAAGCACAAACCCCTGTGCGGTCATTACGACTACACAGGGGTTCTGTATTACTTATCAGCAATGCAATCCCAGTAGAGATATGCCTTGCCATCTGCGGCATCCGCGTCCTCAAGGAACGCCTTTGCCATATCAGCGTAGAAGCCCGGAGTGTCAACGGACTGACGCTTTGCAACCTGACAATAATCCGAGTACATCATGTTCATGACAGCCCAGAAATCGTTTGGGTCACAGGTGATATTGCGCTGTTTGGCAACGTCTTGCGTCTGTTCCAGCGTCCAGTGACAGCCCTTCGTGCCGTCAGCGTTCACCATGCTGTCGCACCATTCCTCCGCTTCATCGTGGGTGAGGTGCTGGCGCGGCATCCTGATCGAGCGGCTATCCGCACCGCCACGTTCGTACTGCCCAGACCGCTTGTCCCAGTCTCCGTTCTGTGAGAAGCCGATTTGAGGCATTCTGCGCCCATTCTCTACGTCAGGATAGCGGGGGATAGGGTAGGGGCCGATGTAGCGGTTATCCTCCTGTGGATAGTAGGGGTAGCGGTCGTTGCCGCCTTCCAGCTTACGCAGACGGCGTTCCATCTCACGCTCCCTGCGGTCACGCTCTTCCTCAAGGCGGTCACGTTCCGGCTCACGATTTTTGTCGTGTTCACGGAGCATCATCATGCGGCGAAAATTAGTCTTGCCCATAATCTACACCTCCTCAAGAAATAGACGCGGGCGCACCAGCGTGGGAACGGCAGAAGCAGCCAAGATACTTGAACGTGCCGGTGCCGGTCGCAGATGTTGCCACACGAGTAGCATAGCGGGTGCGAGTGTGGATGCTCTCGGCGGTTGCCTGAGCGCAGTTGCAGTCGGTCAGAGGGTATGCGGTAGTTCCTGCACCGATGGTGATGACCACAGAGGCGTTGATGGTGGTCGTGTCCGGGATGCTCTGAGCAACCACAATGCAATAACGCTCTCCATTCTGGTATGCGCCAGCAGGGATGTTGATGGTCAGCGTGTCGTTGGCGAACGTCACCGCATCTGAGATGACGAGGTGCGGGCAGAGTTTGCAGCTTGTTTTGCAAGCCATAATGTTTTCCTCCTGAAAAATCAGGGGCAGAGGTGTCTTACCCCTGCCCCGATGGTTCACCCGGTATTATCGGGGAGTGTGTAGGTTAGCAGCAGCCGCAGCAGTTCACGCCCACGTTGGGGTTTGCCACCTGATAAGCGGGAATCGGACGAGGATTGACCCGGTTCAGGATGGTATCGGTCTGCTGGGACATCACAGTGGTCAGAAGCGCATTCTGACGATCCTGAGAAGCAGCGAACTTCAGGTTCTGGTTCTCAGCGGTCAGAGTGGCAATCTTATCCTGCGTGAAGTAGTCCATCATGCTGCGGAAATTGGCGTTGCAGTTGTCCACGATGGCACGGGCGTTGTCTGCGATAGCCTGACGGGTAGCGCAGTCCTGCTGTGCAATGGTGTACTTCAGGTCGCCGATGAGCTGCTTGTTCTCGCAGCAGCAAGATGCAAGCTGCGTGGAAAGTGCGGTCTGACCCGCCTGCCGTGCGTTGCCCTCCTGCATGATGGCAAGGCTGATGGCGTTGTCACCGTTGGACACGCTGCGTTCCAGGCCGTTTATGAGCTGTGCGTTCTGGTAGCCAAGCTGACAGATTGCGCTGTTCACGCCAGCAAAGCCGTTCGCAATGTTGGCGTTGATTCCGTTGATCTGTGCCAGCTGGTCATAGCCCAGAGAGCAGATACCGCTCTGGATGCCCGCCAGAGAGCGGGAGGTGTCTTGCTGGTAGAAGCCCTCAGACAGAGCCGCACGGGTGTCGTTACCGCCCTGCCCGGTTGCACCAGTGCCGACCAGATAGGGGATGTAGCTGTTCATGCCGTTGTCGCCGCCGTTCCGGCCATAGCCGTTCGTGCCCCAGCCGAAGATGATAGCGAGGATGATAACCGCCCACAGACCTTCGTTACCGAAGAATCCGCCGTTGTTATTACCGCCGTCCTGCCCAGCCAGATAACCAGTTGCAAAATCGTCCATAACAAAACTCCTTTCAGTTTTGCGTTATGCTATCCCGCTACCGTGTGCAGCGGGCAAAGCCAAATCAAAGCGGTTTTTGTCAAGTCCGCAAAACTGAGAAGCGTTTCGCTTAGAGGGATGCGTTATCGGGGCAGCGTCAGATTCAGAGGGTTTGAACCTGA